ATTAGTCACTGTTTGACCGGTATCAGAGTTTCTTACTCCTACTACATTAACATCATAGTTTCCAGGACCTATAAAATAAGTGTATCCTTTAGCTTTTACTGCTTTTTCTATCTGCTCTCTAGTGTAACTCATTTCTTTATCTTTTTAATGTCATCATTAATATCCTTTGCTCTTGCAAATAATAACTTCATTGACTGCCATAGGTCTATGCCTTTTACTACTTTGTAGTTCTCATTAATTGACATTACTTCTATACTAGCTAATACTAATGCTACTACTTTAGTCAACATAAATGGTACACTAAAAAAAGTTAGTATAATATCATTAAGAATAAATTTATCAATAAGAAAAAACATTATTACAGTCATTTCATAAAGGGCCAGTTTGCTGATAATACTTGATAACTTTCTGCTAGTTATTTTTTCTTCTAATTTATTAGCCTTCCAAATACCTGTAAAAGTATCAATAGCTATTAATACTCCAATCATCAAGAGTATTCCAGATATTGGTAAAAAGAATGCAAGACAAATAGATATAAGTGTCAAAAGTTCTTGTTGTATTGATATTAGTAATAGTGTTAACTGTGTTTTCATAATAAATAAAGTTTAATCAGCTTGTAACCAAAGTATACAAGTAGTATAAGAAATAATATTACTCCTAGTACAGCAAAGAAATTTACCCACCATGGAATGTATTTAATTTTTTCAGGTTTTAATGTTTTGGTAACAACTCTGGTATGATAGATATCATTACCTTTAATTGTTTTATAGATTGTGTGTACTTTAGCTTTTGTATAATATACATTATCTTTAATCTTAGTTTGTACACTTACTAAAGTACCATCTTTATCTCTTAGTTCTTCTTTTAATTTAGATACAACATTACCTAAAGAGTCACAATATAAAGTGTCAATTAAAGTTATAGTTTCTCCAGGAATTACAATTGTAGTATCTTTAATTTGTATTATAGTTACAGTACTATCTTTTTGTACACACAGCGGACAATACTTTGCAAGTCTTTTTTCAAGAGAACAAGATGATAATAATACAAGTAATATAATTAAGTATTTCATATTGTTTATTTTATCCATTTAAACAATTATTACAGTCTTCAAAACAATCTTCAACAGCATCAATAATTTTTGTTGGTAAAGATGTAGTATCCCAACTAATGATTTTATAACATCTTGGACTAAAGTTTGTAGTAAAACTTATAAGAAAAGAATAATCAACTGGTAAACCAAAAAGCCATTGAACTACTTCAGTTTCTAATGTAAAACAATCTTGTATTGTATAAAATACATTAACAGTGCAATCATTATTTTCCTCAATACAAGTTAAACAATTATGTGTAGATGAAGATACATATTGTATAAATGAACCTGTTAATAGTGTAAAGTTTACTTCTGGTACAAGACCAATTGTCCAACAAAACCCAAATTGATCTACAAATGTTTCTCCAGGACTACCTCCTCCTAATTGTTCTAAAGTTGTATAAAGATTAAAATAAGTACTATCACATAAATTTTTACAACAAGAAGTTATAGCATAAATATTAGGACATATATTATCACATGCTAAACAATTTTGTGTTGGATATACTGTAACAACTGAAACTACACTACTTATAGGAAAGTCCGTTTCTTCAGTTATTGACCAACAAAATCCAAAATTATCTGTAAAAGTATCTCCTACTACTACACCAGGTAAAGAACCACTAAATACTGTTTCATATTGCTCACAACATAAATTTGCAAGTAAATTATTAGGACATGGATTACCAGCTAAACATGTTTCACAACTTCCATAGGGATCACTAACAATTCTTACTGAATTAATTCCATCTTGTGTTGTACCTAATAATGTCCAACAGTTTCCTTCAGTATCTACAAATGCTCCAATAGGAGGTAACCCAGGAGTATCAAAAGAAATAATTTCTTGTATTAATGGATCACAACAATTTTGTATTAATAAATTAAATTTAATTTTTGGTGGATCACACTTTTCTTTTATTTCTATTCGTGTAGACATTATAAGTTATATAATATATGTAATTAATGCTTCACCTCCACTAGTAGCATCAATGTAAAATAAATTAGCAGCAAAATAATTATTTAATGTTCCTGCATCATAATAAACAGTTTCTCCAGGTTGTACAATTACAAAACTTGCAGTACCATCAGTACTAACATTTATATTAGCACTAGTAGCAGGACATGCTATAGATATAGATTGTATTTGAACAGTAATAAAAAGTGCTGTTCCATTTATTCTTTCTATTACAGGAATTTTGGATAATGCTGGAGTTGGAGGAATTGCAATAATAGCATTAATTATACCTTGTAAACCTTTTAGCATTTTTAATTGCCAAGGAAAATTATTTCCTTTTAAACCATCTGTTTTTAAATCTCCTACTGACATGTTTTTTTTATTAGTATTTATTATGCTATAATAAGGTAATGAACCTTAACTACATTATTTAATGCAGCTGAACCACCATTACTAAGAACTACTTTAAAAGATCCTGCTGCAATGTCAGATACTCCTACTACAGGAATACCAGTTGCTGCCTCATCATATTGAACAGATACTAAAATCTTAGATCCAGCAACTACATTTAAATTATTTACTGTAAAAAAAGTTTTAGCATTAGCCGCAAGAGTAGAAGATACAGTAGTAACAATACCATTTAATGCATTAACTGTAACAGCAGTAGTTATTGAAGTTAACTGAGTTACATTTGCTGTATTATACAATGATTGTAAAGGTGCTGTATTAATAGCTAATGGTAGATAACCATCATCTCTACTTGGATCTTTAGCTCCAATAACTAATAGACTTTGTACGTCTGTTGGTAATGTTGTTCTGTAATTACTAGATTTAATCCAGCTTATAAAATTTAAGATATCCATTTTATTTGTTTTTAAATTGTTTATTTATATAGTTATTTTTTTTTAATTTTTTTAACTTTTTTTGGTGCATTAGTTTTTTTATATCTATCATATATATAAATTGGAGCGCTTGTACCAATAAGTCCCCGAACCATAGGTTTTTTTAAACCTGCTTTAATTGCATTAGCAGTTCCAAAAGTAGCATAACCAAAACCTTTACCAACAACATTTTCAACTGCTGATCTTGCTTTAGATTTTACAAAAGGTTTTTTTCCTTTAGGAGTTCCTGGTTTAGGAGTTCCTGGTTTAGGATTTTTTGCTGCATTTGCTGCTTTTGCATTTGCTGCTCTTGTTGCTGCTGCTTTTTGAGTTCTTGCTGCTTTTGCTGCTGCATCTATTATTGCTTTTCTTTTTTTTGCTATTTCTATTGCTTTTATATTTTTAGCAACCTTATATGCTTTAGAAAAAGCTAGTTTTCCAGCAGATGCTCCAACTTTAATTCCGTTAATAATTGCTCCTAGTTGAGCTTTAGGTAATTCATTATTTGCCATGATTTTTTAATTTTAAATTAATAATATATATATAATATACAAAAATTTATTTAAAAAAACAAAAAAATTATAGAAAAGATCCGGCAAAGAAAATTAAAAGAAGTGATGCAACAATAAAATATGAACCAATAATATCACTTTGATGATCTATTTCATATGCATCCTTAATTTTATTATATACGGGACTTTTAAAAAAGTTTCCTATAATCCATAACAAACATGCTATGCTTAAAATTAATAACATTAATATATAATTCATAAGGTGTCAATTCTACGTTGTAAATATACTAATGCTTTTTCTAAATCTTCTTTATTGTTAAAAGTTTTTTTACCAGCTCTAGCTAAATATTTTATTACATTTCCTAAGTAAAAATCTTTATCTAACTTCCAGGCTTCTAGCACATTAAAAACTTCATATGTTGAATCTTTTCCACCATAGTATTTAGGACGTGATTCAAAAGGTGGAATATCTTTTCTAAAATCAAGAACATAATTTTTAGTATTATATTCTGAATCTAAAGTATTTTTAGTTCTTTTATCTATATCTTCTTTAGATAATTCTTTAGAATTAATTTTATCAGTACTTGTTCTTCCAGAAAAATACGGATTATCATCTGTTATGTTTACCATATTATTGCAATATCCATTTCATTAAACATTAGCTTTACACTACCATCAATATCAACTTTTTCTGCATGTTCTAATTGTCCAGTTGGAATATATACTGAATCTCCAACAGCAATCTCTTCTACTTTATCACCTATAGCATATACAGTTAATCTATTCCATTGTTTCATTGCTTCATACATTAAAGCATCTTGATCTTTTTCAGATAATGTAATTACTGATTCTTTTTTAACAGGTACTTCAATAAGTATTCTTCTTCCTCTTAATGTTTTAAACGGTGTCATATTTATAGTTTTAATAATTTAACAACAGACATTTGAGCATTTAGTATTTCTCCAACTGCATGATCAAATAATAAACTTTTAACTGGAGATTGTGTTGACATTGTATAAGTACTTTTTAAAATTTCTGTAATCTCAGAAAATTTTTGTTTTACTTCTAATTCAGCACCTTCTGGTAATTCTTCAGTATTTAATCCTACTAAGATATCTCCAAAAGAATAAATTTTTGTTTCTTTAAATGCTACTTGATCTACATTATTTTTATGAGATCCATCACAAAATCCATCAGGGTCTTGAGATTTTCCACATCCACATTTAGGTTTATCTGACATAATATATTTGTTTAGTTTTTTACAAATATAAAAATATTTTATATAAAAACAAATATATTAAAATTATTTACCTTGACCTCGGTATAATTTTTTATAATTCTTAGAAGACTTAAGTTTAGATCTTTTAGTTTTTGCATGCACACCAGTTCTAGAAACTTTTGGTTTATCTAACTTAGTAAATGTATCTTTAATTTTTGCCATGATTAATCTTTTACAGGGATAATAGTTCCTACTGGATATGGTGCACCAACAGGTGCTTGGGTAATTGATGTTTGTCCTTTATGAACTCTTAATGCTTTTCTTAAAGGTAAAGCAGCTTCATTAAGAGGACCATAATCTTTAGTTTTAAGTTTATACTATAATATACAAAATATTATTTAATTAATCTAATTATTTTTACCTAATTGTCTAAATACTATAGATATTCTTTTATCATTTACTTTTTCTATACTATGTTTCCAATGTGTTCTATATTTATCTTTTAATTGTACTACTGATCTTGATGGTAATAATACAATTTCTTTTTTTGAACCATTTGATAAAATAAGATTTGCATCTGATAGCAAACTTAATATTGTTATTACAGGACCTGCATCTACCTTATCTATATGGGGTAGCATTTTGTTTCCTGGGTAATAAATATTTATACTTACATCTTCTGGTAAAACATCTAGTATTTTTTTATCTATTAACTTATAACATAGGTCAAATAAATATTTAGGAATAGGTTCTAACTTATTATTACCATATATAGAATTACCATATCTTATTGCAATTCTATTATTTATTTCTGTGCCTTTATTTTCAGCTTCTACTAAAGCATTTAATAATTCTGTTTCTTCTGCAACAGATATTACATCTAGTTCTGGTATTAACATTTATTTTCTAGAAAAGAATTTTTTCTTTGGCTGTTCTACTTTAGTATCTTTTAATTTTTCAATAATTTTATTTGCTTCTTCTTCAGCAAATGTTATTACTTCTTCTTCTTTATCTTTTATATCCCAGTTATTTAATATAATACTCATGTGCATTGTTTCATGCATAATTCCTGTAGCTTTTTCTGTAATATTATATTTTTTAAAGGTACCTAAATTTATAAACAAGAATGGTTTGTAAGGATCTTTAGCTGTAAGTTTTTTATCTGCCGGATCATAATTAGTTAATCCATATATATAAACACCATTACCTTGATCTCCATTTTTAGGAGTAGTCATATCAACTTCTTCTGCTTGAGCATCTGCACGGTTAAGACCATGCATCTCTGGGACATTATAATAGTCAAAGATTTCAGTAGCATCATTACCAATGAGTAAGATGTACTTACCCATATCAATTTTCTTCATATTACAATATACAAATTATTAATTACTTACACAAATATAGATAACATCTGTGACATCACCTATACATAAAATTTATGGTAGGTGATTATTCTCCCGGGTACATTCTGTCTTAGTTGTACCCCCCAGGATGTCAAGTTTTTTGCACTAAAAACTGGACAAAGGTATTTGGGATTTGTGGTATATGTGACATTATGGTGGGTCCTTAGCAAAACACTCCCCGGCTCTCCACAGTTGGGTGGTACCCCCCATGAAACTGAGAGGACCAATCCAAGTCCAAGAAAAAAAACACAAAATAAAATCCTACAGGAAAGTTTTATGTACTCTAAGATAAGAGTACTATACTAAGTGTACATACTATGTAGTACTATACTATATACTATACTAAGTAACAAAGAGAAAAGAGAGAGACATAACATACTATAGTATACTATACATACTATACTATACATAGTATAATAAACTAAACTTATTTATAAGTATATAAATCTAAACTATATACTATGACAAAAGAATTAACTGTAACAGAAATGTGTGAGCAATTTAGAGATAAGATGTTTGCTAAGTTAGAACTCCAAAAACAAGAGTATGTTAAAGCATACTTAAAAACATATGGAGAATATCCTCCAAGTTATGTAAAGGAATTAGAAACAAAAGGGAAGTAATTCCCTTTTAAACAAAATCTTATTTATAATTAATTAAACTTTAAAAATAAATACATATGAAAAGAGTAGATATTTTTAGTTTCTTAGCATCAGATGCTACGGAACTAATGAAAATGCAAACAAAGTTAAACCAATGGCTTACAGCCAAGAGTTTAGTTAAGTATGAAATACACACTGCAGGTGAGTATATTATATTCAATGTTTGTAGAAAAAAAGAGCAGGAGTAATCCTGCTTTTATTTTAAACAAAATCTTATTTATAATTAATTAAACTTTAAAACTTTAACATTATGATTTTACAAAATTTAACACAGTTGTTGATATCAGATATTAACAACAAAATGATTGAGTTCACAGGTTCAACTCTTAATGAAAGAGAACTTGATGAACTATCTTATTGTTCAGATGATGAACTAATAGATTTATTATGTCTTATACAAAAAAAAGATATAATAGGATTTGTAGTTTAAAGTTGAAAAAAAGGGAATATAGAAATATGTTCCCTTTAAAAAAACACTTATTTATAAATAATTAAACTTTAAATTAAAGACTATGAAAACTATTATGTTTGTTTGGTACCTAATCAATGGTACTATTGTTCCTCAAAAACAAGTTGATGGAAGAAATTGTTACAGGGTTAATTTCCCTGAAACTACACAAATTACAGAAGGTAATAAAACCTTTTGTGGCAATGTTGTGGATTATGCATACAAAGAAGAAATTCTAGAGTATATTGAGTCTAAAACATTTGAGTACAATGAAGATTTAAAATAAGGGAGCAATCCCTTTTTTTATTATTAATTAAATTAAAACTAAACATTATGAAAGAAATGGATTGTCAATTTATAGAGGTTACCTCTAAAAAAGCACACAGTAATATAAATGGAACATTATATTTTTGGTGTATTGTAAATGTAAATGATAAGAAATACAAAGCAATGATTTATGCTACTACTTTATGGCATAATAACATAAGTGAAGGAACTTGGTTAAAAGCAAAAATATCAGGTTCTCTTATGATAGTACACTATGAAAAAGGATGGTATACATTATCTGTATGGATGTAAAGGGAAGAAATTCCCTTTTTTTATAAAAATACACAAGTAAAAATGTTCACTCTTATTGCCTTCGGCAAGGCTTTTTTTAAACAACTTATTTATAAGCAAATAAAGTAAACAATGTTGTTTATTTAAAAACTATAAGGTATGATTAAATTAAAATTTGTAGAAGAAACTACAAGTCTTGGTAATGTTGTTAAGAATGCAAACATTACTGCAAAATTATTAAGCATTAGTGAAAAAGTTTTTGATTATGTAAGTCCTGAAACAAAGGATACCATTAATTATAAACTTGCAACAATTTCATTCAAAGACCTGAATGGAGAAAATTGTAGCACTTCAACTTGTGTTGTGTATGAAACTTCATACAACAAAGGTATGGAAATAGGCCAATCTTATTTGGGTAAAATCACATTGAGTGATGCACTTAATGAAGACGGGTCTAAAAGAAAGCCTTGGATTATGTTAAGTTCTTTTGTTAAAGGAGAAGAATTATCATTTGATGATTTTGAACAAGCATAAGAAATAAAGAAATAGTGTGTAGAAATATGCACTATTTTTTTTTTGTATCCACCGTGTGTAACTATGTGACTTTGGTATTGAAAACCAAGTAGTTACAAAATGTAGAATTTATAAAAGTAACAGTTTTTACACTCATTTCCTTCGGAAAGGCTTTAAACCTTACTTAAAAGTACATAAAAATTACACAGTTTTTGGGTATTTGCGGTCACCCACAGGTCTCCTTAAGCCTCCTTAAACATAAATGTACAGGCTACGGTCATATAAAAATTATAAAATAAAGTATATAAATTTATAAGACTAAAAGTTCTGTGATTGAGTGTGTATAAGGGTTACAGGATGTTTGAGAATAAAACTCTAACCATATCTATAGTAGTAAGAGTACTAACAAATTTGGAATGATGCCATATAATATATGTTATATAGCTAAGTATATAAGAGTATTCTACTCTATATATGAACATTACTATTACTATTAGTATTATCTCTCTCTATAAGAGAATCATTATTAGTATTTCCGGAATATTTAAAATTTAAAATAAAAATCCTATCTGATCAATAGGAGCTTTGCTATAGTGGCAATTGCAGGTGAAAATAAGTATAGGTAACAACTATAACAGTATATTGGCTTATGAATGAAAGGTAGAAGTACCATTCCCATGTAGGATAAATAACTAATCCTAATAATATACTATTAGGTGAACATTGCCAATTAACAGGGCTTGGTACTGTTATAATTTAACTTATTAAATACTTACAATTATGATTACTTTGTTTATGATTACTGAAGTTACCAAGTTGGTTGCTTCTGCACAGAAAAACAACATTACATTTTCTCAAGAGTATATTGATGCTCTTTATATGCTAGACATACAAGACATTGTTATGTTAAAAGAATCTTACAGTGCAGAAAAATTAGTTTCTGCATAATTATTAATTTAACTACTTAAACTTATTTAAAATGGGAGAATTTTTTGATGATGCAAGAGATATGTATATGTTATATAGTATATCTCCGGAATTAACTTGTACTTGTGATGAAGTACATGAATGCCAACAATGTTGGGAAGACAGAAAGAATGAAACAGATTTAAATGCTTTAGAAAATCAGTCACCTTACTAATTATTAATTGACCTTAGCAGTAGGATGGTGAAACTGCTTATACTTATTTATACTAACAAATATGATTGCCATGAAAGAAACAATTTATTTTAACACAATTATTAATATCAGAGATTATTTAACTGATGTGCAGAAAGAAGAAATTAGAAAAGATATAACTGAAAAGTTAGATAATCTTAAATCTTATGGTATGCAACCAACTTGTGACATAGAAGAAACAAGACAAAAGTTTACTGTTTATCAAGAATTAATTACATTAATATGAAAACAATAAATATAATCAATGCTATCAGTATTCATTTACTGATAGCTATATTCTTGCAGTATCTTATTGTAGGAATATTTACTTATAATATGATGGATTTTTCCGGTTTTAAACTTTATAACTGGATTTTGGAAGTCTTATATTTAACATTTATAGTAACATTAGCACTTAAAAAATAAACTTATGAATCATCAACTTAAATATGGTTACTCACAATTGGGAACCAACATACTTGTAAAAATTAATTGCAAGATGAGTAACCAACAAGCAATAGAACTTGAAAAGAAATTTCCTGAAATTTGTATATGGCAAACAAGAAATGGATATAGAATTGAAGGAGCTTTTAATACTAAACAAAACAATGTATATGTTTATGATAAATTTGAAGACTTTAAATTAAGTCTTGCTTTAAACTTAAATGATTTTAAAATCAATAAATTGATAGATAAAAATCAAGCACTTTTAAAACAAGGAAATCTTAGATTAAATGTTGTTGATTTAGATATTATATAATGAAAACTTTTAAAGATATACCATTTGAATTAGATAATGGTTGTGTTAAGGGTCAACTTATATTTGATAATAACTGGGGAGTGAGTATACTTATGGGACCGTTCACAAAGGGCGGTCTTGTAGGTAAATATGAACTTACTATACTTAATTGGATTCCTGAAAAGAATTTTAGTGTTGCATCTTATAACAATCCTATATCAAATGATAGTATCGGTCACTTATCCCAAGAAGAAATAGATGCTTTAATGAAACAAATACAAGAATTATGAAACTAATATTAATCTTAGCTATAATGTATACAAGTTTTATATGTTGGATGCTTACTCAAATTTAATCTTATGAAAAAACTGTTAAAAAAAAGAAAAGAATTATTAATCTTACTTGATGAAGCAAGAAGATCAGACACAGAGTATGATTACAAATTACAAGCTATAAATGATATAGACTATGAGTTATATTTATTAGAAGCAGATATACATCATTACAAAATGATGAGACCATTAAGATTTATGTTATATGGTTTTGTAATTGCAAGTATATTATTAATTACTTATGCTATTCTTGCATAATGTGTAATACTATTACATCTGTATTAGGATTTGATCTTGATGCAGAAATTACAGATAATGAAGGAAATGTTATACCTTCTGGAACTACTTGTAATTATATACCTGAAGAAAAACCTGATTATGTTTTTAATATAGACTATTATAATAAATGGACAAACTTTAATGAAGGTTTGTTAAATAAAATAAGAGACTATAAAAAATATAATTAAAAAATAGTATATCTATGATATACTTTTCCAAATAATAAGGGGTTATAATGGCCCCTTTTTATTGTTTTAGCTATATAATAAAAATTTAATTAATCTTATAGTAAGTATTATGAAAATAATAATATACATTTACTATCAGATTATATGAATAAATGTTATATCAGTTACCAAATGGCAAAGTAATACATCTAACAGTTGATCAATACTTAGAATTAACTGACTTAGATATTCAGCATTTAATAGCTTTAGATGCAGGAGATCATATGGTAAATCCTTTTTCAGAGTCAGCAGTAAATATTAATACTAAAGAAAAGTATTATGACTTTGATTATGTTTCATTAGATGATGATGAAGTACAAAATTATAAATCAGATGATCAACCATTTGATGATATAATTGACCTATCCGGTCCATTGGATAATTAATATATTTTATATTAACTTATTATAGATAGAGTGACTATAATATAGTATTCAGCTCATAATTCAATTTATTTATTTATTTAAAATTTAAAGTTATGCAATCAAAAGTTGTAGTAAAAGCGGATGAAACAACCGGTTCAGTAATAAATGTTTCAACAAAAAATTCTTTATATGGTTTTATTAAAGTAGAACAAATAAAAACTATTATTGATGATAATGGATTTTTAACTGCAAAACCAATTTCAGCATTAATTATTGGTAGTATTTTAGATTTACAATTAACAGGTTTTCATGCTGGTCAAAAACTAGATGGTAAAATTGTTATAGAAGAATCTTTAACTCCATTTAATGAAAAAAATGCAGAACGTGAAATTAAAATAGCAGGTGATACTGGTATTTTGTGTACAGTAGAAGGACAACCAATTTACAGAAGAACAAGATTTTCTTATAATGCTAATATTCCAGATGTATTTATCAAACATGATAATATTGAAGAATTAAGAGCAGCATATTCACCACTTAGGAATACAGTTTCTAAAATGAAACCTTCTGAAGAGTTTAATATCTAATAATAATATTGTAGTTACAAGGGGATTAACAGTCCCCTTTTTTATTAATTAAAAATGTATAAAAAATGGAAAAGTTTAAACAAGATTTACAAAATTATCAGATAAACAGTAAAACATATGTTAAGTATGATACTGATGGTCTGAATCAATACCAAAATTACCTATACAAAAGAGCATTATATGGTCTAAGTTCATTAACTGAAAAAGAACTTGAAACAATGTGTAGTAAAAAGAAACAAAGAATTATAAATGTTTATAAAAAAGCACAAATAGTTCTAAACAAACTTAAACAAGATATTACTATATCATATAGTAATTTTATATTTAAGACATTGTTTCCAAATAGTCCAATAACTGAGTATTTATTATCTGACACTGAAACAGATACTTCATTTAAAAATACTTTAACTTTTAAAGATCTTAATATAAATAAAGATAAAATTATTACTATCTTTATGTCAGAAGGTATATTACCAAAAAACTTTTTAAGTTTGGAGTTACCTCAAAACCAATTACCAAGATTAAAATCTAAATGAGTAAATATGAACCAAAATTAAATGCAATAGATCAACAATTTTTTGATTTGCTTTCTAAATTAGATTTAGAAGATTTAAGAACAATGAGAGATGATAACTATTGGTGGACTACCTGTATATTTACAAATGCACAAATACCTAGACCTAAATATGAAAAATTAGATCTTATAAGATATTATATTGCAAAAGGTGTACCTAAACCAAAAGAATAGTTATATGGTAAAATTAAAAGAATGTTATGGATGTATGAAACCATCTATAATTTGGAAAAACCATGAGGGATTTAGATATTGCAAAAATTGCTGGAGTTGTCACAAAAGCAATCTTGTTGCTCAGAAACCAACTGAAAATTTAGTCCCTGTGGTTCTTCCTAATGTAAAGAAAAGACCAAGAATAAAGCTAAAATCTGATAAACAAAAAGCATTAGATAAGGCTTATTTATTAATGAGAAAAGAATATATGAATAAGAATCCTTTATGTAATGTTAAAGTATCAAAAGATTGTTTCTTTAATGCTACTGATATACATCACATGGAAGGAAGAGGTGAAAAAACATTAACACAATTAACATGGATATCAACTTGTAGACCTTGTCACACTTGGATTCATGAACATCCTGAAGAGGCTAGAATACTTGGATTTTTAAAATAATATGATTTAAACTTATGATTATGAAAGATACAAAAAATGATTTTATTAAAATTGCTGTTACAACAAATTATACCTTGTTTAACAGATTACCAATGCAAAGAGCAACAGGATCTAAACATACACAAGATTTAGTAGAAAGTGTTCGTAAAAAAGGTAATACTAGACAAGTTATTTGTTGTAAAGTAGATTTCTTTACTGGATCAAAATTAACATATGTAATAGATGGTGATCATTTATTAGATGCTTGTAGAAGAGAAAATATTCCAGTAAGATATGAATATATTGAAATAATTAACAAAGAAGATCTTGTTGAAACAATGGCTTGTTATAATAATTCATCTAAAGCATGGTTGTTAAAAGATTATATTCATGCATTTTCATATTGTAATCCTGATTATGCTGTTTTGCAAGAATACATGGGTAGATATAATTTAGAAGCTCTTATGATTGCATTAATTTGTAATAATACAAACACATATAATGCTGTTGCAACTTCAAGTGCTAAAATTAAAAATGGAGAGTTTAAAATTAACAATCCAAAAGCTGCAGAAATGTGTAAAGCATTTAGTGATTTGTTTATTAAAATTGGTGTTGCTGATAGATGGGTTAAGAAACAATTCTTAAATGTATTTATTCAAGCATAT